TGGGTAACTTTCAACAATTGGAGACTAACTGGTTATGAGTAAAGATTCTAGACTAGAAAGAGCTGGTGTATCAGGTTATAATAAACCTAAAAGAACACCTAGCCATCCTACTAAAAGTCATGTTGTTGTTGCTAAGAGTGGTGACACAGTAAAGACGATTAGATTTGGTGAACAAGGTACTTCAGGTTCCCCTAAGACTTCAGGTGAGTCAGATGCAGATAGAAAGCGTAGAGAGTCTTTTAAGGCTAGACACGCTGAGAATATTGCTAAGGGCCCTCTATCAGCAGCCTATTGGGCTGACAAAGTTAAGTGGTAAATATATGGCACAAATGAATGTACCCCTAACGGGGAAAGAGAAAGAGCAGTTTAAGAGTGTACTCAAACAACAGGGTGCCCCTAAACTTCTTGACTCTAAAGATGCAAAGATTAAAACGAATAAAGAGAAGTCTCTTCCTATTCGAGGACAGGGATAAAGAATAGTCCCTTGTGTCCTACCTGTTGGTCACTAGCAGTTGGACGAAACTAGTGACACCTAATACATAAGCCGTTGTAGGCTTGATTGATTGAATGAATGACCATGAAAGGTTTACAATGGCTACTAATACTATCGGGTATCGAGAACCCGTAGGCGATGAAGAACTGAAGTCGATGATTGAACAAGGAGTTATGAACTCCGTTGGTGACTTCCTTAATAGTTCTGACCTCGCAAGAGAAAGACAGAAAGCTACATACGAATATGGTATGATGCCTATGGCTCACTTGTCTCCTCAAGGTGTGTCTCAGATTGTATCCTCAGATACAGTAGAGGCTATCGAGGGATATAGTGCTATTCTGGCTGAACTTATGTTTAACAACAATAAGTTGGCTAGATTTATTCCAGCAGGTACTAAACCTACAGACTATCATAATGCTAAATTAGCTTCTGACTTAGTTAATTATACTATATTTAAACAGAATCCTGGCTGGGAGATCCTAAATACATGGGTTAAATCTTCTTTGTTATGGAAGAATAGTATTGTTCGTTGGGATTTTGTAGAAGATTTCGAATATACTTTTGAAGAATATGATTCGATTAGTCAGGAGAATTTAGATATTCTTTTGGCTGATGCTGATACTGAGATTATTGGTACCCTTAAATATGATCAAGAATTAGGTACTGATGAAGAAGGAAATGCTGTATACAACCTAGTATACAAAGATGTTCGCCTTAAGAAGCAACATAATAAGACAAGAATTAAGATTGAGAACGTTCACCCTGAAGCGTTCCGTATCACACGAGACGCTAAGTCTCTGGATGATGCTAATTTTGTAGGTATCCAGATCGATATGACCCGATCTGAGATTAGAAAGTTTTACCCCGATATTGCAGAGAACATCGACTGGGACGATATTGGAGACGGTAGTACCGACTGGGCTACCAAGTACACCGAAGAGCAAGCAGCTCGGAAGCGTCTCGCTGGTGAAGAGTACTGGCTGGGGGGTAATTCACGGGAACTTTTCCCAACAGAAGCTAATAGACAAGTAACTGTTATTGAATGTTGGTTAAGAGTTGATCGTGATGGTGATGGTATTGCGGAACTAAAACACTTTATTATTGCCGGAAGTGCTATTCTTCTGGAAGAAGATTGTGATTGTGTCCCATTGGCTACATTGTGCCCATTTGAAATTCCCCATGAATTCTTTGGTCTATCTGTAGCGGATATGATTCGTCCTTCTACACTAGCAACCACCGCTATTATGCGTGGCTTTGTAGAGAACGTATACCTAACTAACTATGCACCTAAGTTAGCTGATCCTAACGTAGTAGATTTCTCAGCGCTTCAGAACATGAAGCCTAAACAGATTGTTGCTACTAACGGTAACCCTAATGGTGCCGTAGCATCCATGACACCAGATACTATTAGTACTGGTACTGTACCTCTTTTGGAGATGTTGCAGTTACATAAAGAGCAAGCTACAGGCTTGTCTAAAGCGGCTCAAGGCCTCAATGACACTCTTTATGTTTCTGGCAACTCTGAAGAGAAGATGCAGAGAGCTATGTCAGCAGCACAAGTACGTATCCAGTTTATGGCACGTAGATATGCTGAGACAGGCTTTAAGCGTTTAGTTGAGGGTGTATATAAAACACTCCGTACTAAGCTCCGTGGTAAAGAATTTAAGTTCTTTGATCAGAACGATGTTTACAAGTCAGTTGACCCTGGCATGCTACCTGACAACATGTTGATGTACGTTGATATTGATGTCGGTGAGAATAGTAACAGTAATATTATTAAGAAGATGACTATGGTTGGTCAGCAACTCATTCCTGCACTTCAGCAGGGTGGAGCAGGTGGTGTTGTAGCCCCTGAAGCTGCCGCTAAGATCGCTTGTAAGACTTTGGAAGCTATGGATCTTGATCCTCTTGACTTCCTTGTTGACTACACTGATCCCAAGTTCGTTGAACAAGCCATGCAGTCTAGAGACGCAGAAGCTAAAGCAACTCAGATGGCTAAACAATTGGAAGATAAGATCAAACAATTGGATGCTACTCAAAGAGAAGCAACTGTTCAGCTTACTAATATTCAAGCTAAGAACGCTATGCAAGATAACACCAAACAACTCATGGTTGCATTGGATAAGAGTTATCAAGAGTGGGCTAAGCTTTCTATTCAAGCTGCTGAAAAGGGTGTTGAACTCCCACCACATCCTGGTGGAGAAGCACTGCTAGTAATTGCTAAAAAGATAATTGATGCTGATGCTGCTAAGATTGGTAATGAGAATCCTGCTCAAGAAGCAAATCCTCAAGCCGAAATGATGGAGCAACAACCTCAACAACCAATGATGTAATAACCGATTCACCCCTCTGCCATAGGGTACGGGTGAATTATTTTAAAGAAAATAAATGAATCAATATAAAGATGGCTTTCAGAAGAGAGTAAAGCCTAAAATGAATCATGAAACTGGAGAGTATAAGGTTGAACCTTTCCGTGATGCACAGATTGCATTAGGTAAATCCCAGTTTGCAAATAAAGAACGTGAACAGTTCTTTGGTGATGCTTACTCAGAGATCTTAGCTGACCTCTTTGTCACTTGGCTAAAGACAGAACCTCATTGCAGTAAAGAGCGTGAGTACCTATACCATACTGCTATGGCATTAGGTAGCGTAAAAGAAAAGTTAGTTGGTATCGAGATGTATGGTACCAATATGCAGTACATTAATAAACAGTCCCAAGAAGGGGAAGAAGAAGACAATGAGTAATTATCAATTAGCAAAGACTGTGTTGGAACGAGCACAGCAAGAAATCATCCGCGAGTTGGCCCTGTGTGGTCAGAACGGTGGAGTAGGACGAGCACAGAGTTATGCCCCAATCCTTGTTACTTTACACAAGGCAATTGAGGTAGTAGAATCCTTTGAACAACCTAAGGTTGAAGTCAAAGAAGTTGCTACATCTCCTGTAGATCGTATGGCTAAGGTTCGTGCAGCTAAAGCTGCTAAGACCGCTAAAGCCGAATAATTGGACACAAAGGTAAAAGAATTATGAATCTAGAACAACTCTCTACCAATACTCCTGCCTCGGAAATTTCGAGCGAGAGCTTTGATGACGGAAGTAATAGTGCAGGCTTGGAAGCAAAGAGTCTTGATGACATTCTACGTAACTCTCCAGCAGCTAAAATGCTAGGATTGGAAGAAGAATCTCTACCAGAAGAAGACAATAGCGTCCCGAGTCCAGAGGAATCATCGGAAGAAGAAGAAGAAGCCCCGCAAGAGACCGATGAGGACGCTGAAAATGACCTAGATGAAGAGGAAGAATCAACAGATTCTGAGGAAGAAGAAGCAGATGAGGATGATACGTCTACCCAAGATGCTGATTTGCCGACTGAAGAAGATATTGATTGGGAATATAAAGTACCTGTAACCGTTGACGGTAAGACAGAGTACGTTACCTTAGAAGAAATCCGTAAGGGTTATTCTACTGACAAACATCTATCTCAAAAAGGGCGCGAACTAGGCGAACTGAGAAAACAGATCGAACAAGAGAAAGCAGAAAAACTTAAAGAAGTTATTGAATTAGGGCAAGTAATCCAACAGGAATTAACTGCCACTGAAACTTCTCTAGCCGAAGAGTATCACAAACTCAGTAAGGATATCGAGAAAGCAAGAGATGAGGGTGACTCATACTCTGCACGAGAACTTAAAGAGCAACGTGAAGCAGTGCAAGAGAAGTACTGGAAGTCTCGTAATAAACGAGAAGAACAAGCAAAGGCTATTGCCGAACAATTCCAAGCTCAAGTGGAAGCAGAAAGACAAGAGTTACTGAAGTCATATAATGAACGTATTACTACGTTGGTTCCTGACTACTCAGAAAAAGTCGCTAAAGCTATCCGTGAGTTTGCAATTAAAGAAGGTATCCCAGAGGAGCTATTAGGCTCTATCTATGATCCTCAAATTGTAAAGTTTATCAATGATTATCGTAAGTTAAAAACAGCCAAAGATACTGGTGCAGTTAAGCGTAAAGCAGCTCCTACTGTGAAGTCGGTACCCTCTAAGAAGGGAACTCCTAAATCACAGAAAGAACAGCAAGCAGCTGTCAACACTAGATCTAAGGTACTGTCTGGCGAAGGTTCGAAACAAGACGAATTAGATTTTCTAAAGCGTATTTCCTCAGTGAGCAAAAAACTTTGATTTAAAATCTCACTATAAGGAGTCATTAAAATGGCCGCAACTAATTTTGCAACTGGTGGTTCTAAAGCCGCCGCACGTAGCGCATCCGCTACAGGTAATTCCGTAAACGCTGGCGAGCGTGAAGACCTCGCTAACTTTATTTCTATGATCAGCCGTGACGAGACACCATTCATGTCTTCTATCGGTAAGACTAAAGCTACCGCAGTTTTCCATGAGTGGCAAACTGACGAGTTGGCTGCTCCTACTTCTGCTGCTGTTGCTGAAGGCGTGTCTTACGCTACTCAGAACGCTGCACAAGCTGCCGAGCCTTTCCGTACCCGTCTGGGCAACTACACACAGATCAACTCTAAGACTGTTACCGTTACTGGTACTAAGCGCGCCGTTGATCAAGCTGGTGTTGCTGACGAATACGCATACCAGCTGAAGAAGCGTGGTACCGAACTGCGCCGTGACGTTGAGTTCGACATGGTTAACAGCTGGAACAGCTCTAATGGTTCAGGCGTCCGTAAAATGGGCGGCTACCAGGCATGGATTAACGATGCATCTACTGCATTGAACGTGTTGGCTACCCCCGCTGAGTACACTGCTCCCACCAACACTGGTGCTGGTATTGCTGGTACTTTCACGACCGTTACTTCTGCTGATAAGGCAAGCTTGCAACTGTCACACATCGATACCGTGATGCAAGCCATCTACGAAAACGGTGGTAAGGCTACTAAGCTGATGGTTTCTCCTGCTAACCGCCGTGTGTTCTCTGCTAAGGCACAGGCTGCTGGTTCTTCTACATCTAACGCTGGTGACGGTAACGTTCGCCGTAACGTTGATGCAGACGGCAAACTGCGTCAGTCAGTTGAAGTCTACATGTCTGACTTCGGTGACATCATGGTTGTTCCTAACTACGTCATGGGCATCAGCAACACTGGTATCTCTGGCTTGGATGACGCAGCAAACTTCTCTGCTTTCGTCTACGATCCAATGTGGTTCAGCTACGCAGCTCTGCGTCCTATGCAAGAAGTTGACCTGGGTCAGCTAGGTGATTCTATCATCGGTCAAATTGTTGAAGAAGGTACAATCGAGTGCCGTAATCCTAAGGGTTGCGGTTTGATCTTCGGTTTGTCTGGTCAGTAATTAACCTATAAAGGGGTGAGGGTAACCTTGCCCCTTTTTAATTAGAGGAATAATAATGCAATACATTAAGATTACGCAAACAAACGGTACAGCAACGTATTATCCTGGTAGCACTTCTTCTGTTACAATTTCAGCACCTACCGTAGTAGGTAATGTTGTAACTAACAGAGGTAAAATCACATCAGTATCTTATGAAAAGATTGTTGGTACTTCACTGACATACGTAACGGATACAGTAGCTGCCTATAATGGCGCTAATGCTAAATATGAGTTTGGACAATTGGGTCATGACGGTATCTTTACCGTAGCACACTCTAACTAAACAAAAGAGGACACATGGGCTTTCTATCACAAGATAATAATAAAGATAGTTTTAAAGTAAATACTGATGATACAAACTTTAAACTAGAACAAAACGTACAAGCATACAAAGATTATGCTTCACAACAACGGGAACTAGATACTCTCGCACCTACTAAAAGAACATACAGATCTTTTGCGATTATTCCCGATATTGTTGCTATCGATATTTTAACTAAATATGGACTAGATATTCACTCTCCAGACTTTATGAGTGATCCTGCTAGTTTAAGAAAACTAAAACAGATTATTGACAGCGACT